ACATATCCAAATGTTCCATTCACATCTGCAGATTCGGAAGTAACCGTCAAATCACTCCCGCCGCCCGATAATGCTTCATATAAAACCTTACCTGTTTTGGCATTTTCCAGCGTTACCGATTTCAACCTCTTTTCGGTATCCGGTTCACTGGCCGAACCGAACTGCATGATGCCCTCCTCAGAGTAGATACCGATGTATCCATTCTCGCTGTTATGCTCAATCTCGTAACTGATCGGCACCGCTTCGGTACCCTCATTGACGATGGTCGCCTCTAAGATACCGTCACTGTTTTCCACTGCAGCGAATTCCTTTTCTACCGTGGAATGCCGGTAGGGTTTTGGTAGATTAAAAACCAATGTACCGGTATCTCCATTCAGCGCTTCCAGATTTGTGCTTCCTCCTGCAAAAACCCCAATCCAGTATTTATCTACTTCATCGGAAAAAATAATCTCAACCTCATCCTTATTCAGGATGAAATTGAGACTATTGTAAGCTTCTGTCAGTTCAGCAAAACTATTTCTTTTAATCACATACTCAACTTCAATGGTTCGTTCCTTAAACCGTTTTCGCCGGTATTCACTTCCATCAACGCCTGGAAATTCCATTGACTCATACTCTATATCTGCGAATTTTCTTCCATTAACTTTTAATGTTTGAAATCCGGGTACAGCCTCTTCCAGCCATACCCCATCGTACTTTGTCTTTAAAATCATGCTTTCACCCCTGCTAACATATTGCTAAGATAAGCGTCGCGATTCTGTGCATCTGTAATCTTCTTATATATCGCTTTTGCCACCTTCGTTCCATCAATGTACACATCTCTATCATCAGATACGTATTTATACAAAAGCTTTTCAATTCTCGCAAGGATAACCGCATCCTCTCCATTACCTGATGTTTCTTCTCTTACTATCCCTCGCAGATCATCCAACGCACCGACGAACTCTGGCCGTTTCTCACCTACTCCAATTACTGTCGGACTGCTAAAAATACCACCCTTGTCGTACCAGTCTACACTAAACGATGGAACAGATGGAGGCACCAAGCTGAACTCTCCGGAGATGCTGACATGCGGCAGTTTAAGCGTCGGAAGGCTCCAGCTAAAGTTGAATTTCGACTTAATAGTGCTTATTGCGTTGGAAACGATAGTTTTTGCGGTATTCATCACATTTGATATTGCCGTTTTTATGCTGTTGAAGATACTACTCACAGTAGATTTAGCGGCATTCAGCCCCGTGGTTATTGTTGACTTTATTCCATTTATCACACCGCTGATCGTTGACTTGATACCATTCCATACGCCCGACACCGTAGACCGGATTCCATTCATAACCGAACTTACAGTTGACGAGATGCTGTTCCATATAGTTTCTACCGTAGATTTGATCGTATCCAATGCGCTGGTCAGAGATGTTTTGATTGTTTCCCAGGCGTTAATTACAAAATTCCGGAAAGTCTCGTTTGTATTGTACAGGGTGACAATTCCCGCCACAACTGCTGCAATTATTCCGATCACAATACCAATCGGCCCCGTCAGCGCTGTGATTACTGGAACCAGAGCTTCTACTCCGGCGAATAGTTGCATTATGGTCGTCACCACGCCCATGACTTTCCCGGCTATATTAAATGCCATCAATGCAGTGATGATCGGCACAATAACATCCAGATGCTGTCCTACAAACATAATGGCGCTTCCAAGCGTCGTGATAAGTGGCACAACTGCTGACGCAAAGCTTTGTATCCCGCTCATAATGTCTTCCATATCCATGTTATCCACGAAATCCATTGCCTGCCCTATCAGCTCGTCCAATACCGGATATATCGCCTCAAAAAGCTCAATTCCAAGATTCTGCCCCTTCGTTTGAAGATCTTGCGTCTTCCACGCGAATGTATCCGTCATCTGCCCATATGCTTCTTCCGTCGTACCCGTCTGATCTTCCAAGGTTTTTAGGTTCTCATTGAATGTATCAAGACCCTGATTAATAATTGCATTCGCCGCTTTGCCCGCTTCCTGTGAGCTCCACAGGTTCATAAACGCCTCCGAATCTCCGTCTACAGATTCCGACAAAATGCTAAGAACGTCCGAAAGGGATGCTCCATCATTCATCATCTGCGCAAAAGATTCCCCCGTCTTCTCTTTGATCGTATCTGATACTGTCGAACCATTCTTACCGAGTTCAGATATCATACTTGATAGATATGTGGTTGACTCCGCTGTAGATATACCAGACTTTGTTGTGGAAATATATGCCGATTCCAGATTTTCCAGCGATACTCCATAACCGGATGCAGTTGCAATCGCACGGCCCATATTGGAAGCGAGATCCGCAACGGTTGTTACACCCAGATTTTGAGTTGTAATCAGTGAATCACTAATGTGCTGTACGTCCGATGCTTCAAGCCCGTAAGCATTCAGTGAAGTAGTTAGCACACTGATTGCCGAATCTGTGTCCGTAAATCCTGCCGTTGCCAGCTTTGCTGACTGAGTCACAATGTCCAGAGCACCGGCCGTATCTCCGGTTGCGGAAATTGTAGAGTACGCCGCCTCTGACAGATCCGCCTGCGAAATTCCAAGCTGGTCAGACATCTCCGCAATCGTTTCTTTCATTTCATCCAACGAAACCTGCGATGTATCCGCAATGGTCCCCAGCTTCGCAATTGCCGTTTCATATTCCGATCCGGCCGTGATTGCTGATGAAACAATCTTTGCAATCCCAAGCCCTGCCAGTGCCGTCCCCAGCGCTCCGGCGATTGAGCTTGCAATACTTTTCCCGGCATCTTCGCCTGCTGACTTTGATGCACCTCCCAGAACTTTAGAAAGTGCATCTCCTATTCCGTCTGCCGATGGAACGATCTGCACATATGCTTTTGCTAATTCTGCCATATCATTCCCTTCTTTCAAATGCTGCCAGCTCTGCATCCAGTTCTTTCTTCGTTGCAAACGCCATAGGCTTGCCCTCATTCGTTGGTTCTTTTTCTGTCAGAGCATTGACGATTGACTTTGGCCTGTTTCTGTTCGCATGTCCGTCCTTGCTCTGGAACCATACGAGAAGCGAGAGCCTGTCAGCTATTGCTGCCAGCAGAAATGTTTCCTTCGTATACTTTGTTCCGCTTAATTTCAGTTTTACGCGACTATTTTCTCCTAAACCGGTAACAAGCGTTGCTGCATATTGTAACGGCAACGCTTGATAGTCGTAAATATGATAGACTTCCGCAAAGTCGCAGATAAGCTCTGCTTCAGCTTCCGCCACCACTCCGGCAAGGGTGATCAGTTTTTTATTTCTACGCTCTTCTCTTTTACGATTGCCATGATATCCGAGATTTCCCGAATCAAAGCTTTCGTCGGGATAGAACCATCTTCCCTCTGGATATGTTCACACAGAGCGTCTTCCTGATCTCCGAGCACCAGACTCACAGCCTTCACGGTTCCCTCAAGCTGTTTTGCTTCTTCCTTAGACTGGCTCTCTGCAACCGCCTTCACCACTCTCCAGTCATCCGCAATATGCTCGCTGACAATAAATTCAAACCCGGACTTTGTTTTCCCTGTTATCATTTATCATTCATCCTCCTTACTGCTTGTCTGTGATGTTTTATTTGCAATGTACTCATAGTGTGTGTTACCGCTTTCGTCAGGAGTACATGTCAAAGTAATTTCGTATCCGATGATATCAGACTTACCGTAGGAGATATCGCCCAACTCTGTCACTTTTGCTTTCGGAATAACCACTCGCTTCTTGGTTCCATTCCTCATAACCATCTCAAACACATACGCTGCATAATCGAGATCATTTGCATTTGCCTTAATTGTAATGCCATTTTCAAGATCTCCCGTTACGTTATCATCTCCATACACAGTCTTTAAGACTTCCACGTTCTTGGACTCTATCAGAGTAAACTTCCAGGTGTCATCCTTGGAACTCTGTACACTGAGCACAGTTGTTCCGCCCCAGTCCTTAATATCCTCAGACTCTGGGGAATTACTGTTGGTTACCCCATCTTCAGAGACAAAACCAAGAGATTTGAAGACTTCGCCAAGCGCTGTCGTCGCATCGGTTGGAAGTGATGTGCCTGCTGGAGCTTTATACGCATATCCGCTGATTTTCGGAGCACCAGTGGAAACATATTCCGTTGTATTCATTTTCATTCCTCCTCGTTAATAGTGCACCAGGTCAAATACTGCCTGGTATCGATACTGTTTAGTTGTAGTGTCCGTGAAGTTATAATCTGCATTGAGGGTACATTGGCTTACATCGTCCAGTTCCTCTATTTCCCTCATAGCTTCCTTCACTTTCTCATTCAGTTCTGCCGCCTCCAAAAGAGATTTCGCTACCGACTGAACTGCGATGGTTGCATAACAGATATGATTTTCTTCATGTCCGCCCGTTTTTTCAATGAGCACATGATCTTCTGTTTGCTTCGGTGCTTCCATATACACAGGAAGCTGCAGTTTGTTCTCCAGGAACTGCAAAACAATCAATTCTATCATTATCCGCCCACCGCCTTTAAAATCGTGTTATTCTTATTATTGTCCGCTCGCGCTTTGGCCGTTTCTGCATAGACCATTGCATTGACACGGTTTTTACCTGCATAAGTATCCGATGCGTATCCTTCTCCACATCTGCCGGCAATTGTCTTCGCATACTCTTCGCAGATATTCTGCATCTCGGATGATTTAAGAAGCTGGTCTCTTACTGCTTTTTTGTTGAGCACGATTTTCACCTTATGTGCCATATCGTTCCACCATCCATTTCTCATTCCAGTCAAGCGGGATATTCTCTTCGATCCCTTTTTGTGGAAAGCCTATCACTCTCCATGTTTCTCCAAAAAACTGCACCTTCTGATCCTGCCAGGTGTGCGTATCACCTTTCGGGATTGCAATGTTGTACACTGCCTTTTTCCCGAACAGATTCTGAGCATCCAGAACCTCCTGCGTACTCGCCGGACACACCAGCACGTTCTCCACTTCCACCGGATCATCTTCATATACCGGATGATTGAAAGCGTCCGTCCCTGTCTGCTTCTGACATAGCAGCGTCACCGTAATACCTTTAATCATTACTGCCCTCCTGCTCATACGGACTTAAAAAACCGATTTTACAGTTTGCACCCAGTAGCTTCTTGTCGAGCTTGGTAAGATACAATTCTCCTATTGAACCGGTTCCAAGCGTCCATGTCTGCGAATATCCCAGTGCGGACGCCGTCCCCTGCGTAGATCCAATCGGACCATCTGTATCGCCGCAGCTTATCACTCGGATTACCATATTGCATGAGACAATCTTTTTCGCATCCTCTGACGCTTTTTTGTTGTAGGCATCTATAATGGTAGCTGCATCATCGAGCATCGCTTCACACATCTCTTTCTTTGTATCATCAAATGCCTTCCCCATTCTTTTTCGTACATCATCTATACTTGCATACGCCATCCGATCACCCTTTTCTGACTGCTGCTGTTTTTTTCGTTGTTGTCTTCTTTACAGTTTTCTTTTCTTCTTTTGCTTCTGAATACTGGCAAAACAAAGCGGAGTCCAGCTCTTTGCCAGACTCCACGATAATGTCCGTATCTTTATACCTGTACTTCATAACTATGCACTCTTAACTACTTTAGCAAATGCATTCATGTCCATGATGCCGATGCCGTACACGATCTCAGCCCGAATAGCAATCTGATTCTGTCTCTGCAGATCGCCAAGTCCATCTGGATCACCATATTCAATCATATGTGCACCGATACTTCTCTGAACTCCCCATCTGAAGGCATCGAACTGTCCGACAATGCCGAGAACGCCTGAGTCTGCTGAAAGCTCATTCTTTCCGGATACGGTATCTGATACAGCCGCTGTCATGCCTGCAAAGTTAGACAAGCTCTGTCCGAATCCAAGCTCTGGATAGAGGCGCTTTCCATCGGCATCCCTCATAGTCGCAATTCCGAATGATAACATCGGATCCATTGCAATTCCGCTCGGAGTGTATCCAGACGAAATGACAATTCCTGCTGCCGCTTCCACTGCCTCATCGTACTTACTTCCCGTCAATGTAGATGTCTGAGTTGTGTCAATTAGACCCTCTTTTACAAGATTAGATACGACACCAGTTAACGGGTTGATCTTATGGATTCCAACCAGATCGAGCGCTCTTCCAAGTGCGATACCTGCATTAGATGCCAGATCCTGCAATACGCCAATCTGGACGTCCTCATCCGCCCACTTCACTTCCTGTGAAAAACGCATGGTCACCTGAAGCTTGATCGGGCTGATCGTCTTCGGTGCATAGGCTGTCGGTGTCGGTGACTTCTCGCCGCCTTCTCCGACTATTTCAGCCTTCGGAGCTGCAGTCAATACCCATGCTGTCTGTGTGCCAAATTTCTGTGGTCTTGCTCCTGATAACTGAGCAAGCGTAGATCCTTTCTGTGCTTTCTCAAAAATTCCTGTTGAAATACTGTTAGGAATTTCAAAGCTACTTGTGATTAATGCTGCCATTTTTATTCTCCTCCAAATATCTGTCGCGCAAATACCCTCATAGATTCATCGTTCTGAGTTCCTGCGCTGCTGTTTCCATTGTTGCCGTTGTTTCTTTTCGTCCCGGGATACCCTTGTGGCTTGGCGAACTGAAGAATCGCTGCGGCCTGAGCCTTGCACGCCTCTTCATCTTCTCCGGTCAGCAGTTCAGCCGGGACTTTGGTTTCTTTTGATACTTTTTCTCTCACCTGTCTCACAGTGTCTGCTTTAGTAAGTTCGTCCAGCTTTTTCTGAAGCAAGTCCGCTTTTTCATTGGCCTTCTGAAGATCGGTCTTTCCTTCATTCTGAATTTCATCGTACTTACCAGCTTTGTCCTTCAGGCTTTCGTAATCAGCATATTTATCTCGCTCCCGTGATAATCTTCCTTCCACGATTGCGTTCACTTCTGCCTGAGTAAATGTTTTTTCCGGTTCATTACCGTTACCGCCTGCTCCTGCAGTTGGTTCATTTCCAATTTCTGCCATGTTCCTTATACCTCCATGAGTGCTTTTTCGCATTTAAGGCATGCGTTGCCATATTAAAAAAAGAACCTTATTTTGGTTCTTTTTCTCTCTCATATTCGTCTTTTAGGGTCTTAATTGCTGTGTATATCACCGTTGCCGTTGCAAGTACCACATACACCAACATCGAGACGAGTATCCCTGCAATCACAATATTATATAATATATCAAACATCCATATCTCCTCTGACTACTTTGGGACAGAATAAAAGCACCGGTCTCCCAGTGCTTCTACTCTTCGCTATCTTTCAATAGTTCTCCCAGTCTTTTTTCTAACTCTTCGAAATTCTCAAGAATTTCTTCCGGTGTTCTGTGGTCATCCATCACCATATTCACTCTCCATGATTCAATAAATAGATTTGTCTCTCTTCTTCTGCATTCATTTCCATTTTCCAATCTTCAAATTTTCTCTTCACATCATCTGGAGCATCTTCTCTCAATGCCGCACCTTTTAACCACGGCTTTATCTCTTTCCACAAACGCCTTGTTTTTTCATTTCCTATATACATTTTCCATCACTTTCCTTTTGCAACTCTGTATTCTGTATAGACTTCATCGTACTTCCCGGCAACATATGAAGCTTCTGCATAATCGCTTATTGTATTGACATTATCTTCTGTTATTCCAATTTCATCTAATTTCATTTTACATTCTGTTTGCGACTTTTTCAAGTATATCTGGTATTCTTCTGTGTTATTTATCGTTCCGGTTTCTCTGTATGTTTGTGCATCGCCCCAATGAATCAGCTCATGCCTCACTGTGCTATCTGGACTCTCAGGGCTAGCGAAACCAAGAATTTTCTGTGCTGATATTGTTTTTCTTTTGTTGCCATTCACATCCGAAAGATATAATTCATTCTTTACCGCATTATATGCAGCGAATGTTCCATCTCCCATTTCTTCTTGGCTCAATACAAATATTTTCGGAAGAGAATTTTTGTTTTCTATGCCAAGTTTCTTTGTCGCTGTATCCAGTGCTTTCTCTATGTTCGATAGATTCTGCGCCTTTTTATTTGCATTTTCTGACAGGTATACACCATATCTACTCTCTTTTACCTTATATGCTGCGAAACCCGTATATCTGTATGACTTAACCGAAGCCATAGTATCTAGATTCACCTGTCTTTTCTGTTCTTCCATCTGCCTTCTCAGCGCATTTATTTTCTCCTGCGGCGTTCCCCCAGGAGCCGCATTGTTATACATCTCCAGATATTTATCCGGATCATATCCTTCCACGTTGCTGGATCCGTCGAACCTCACTGCATACTGACAGTCACAGTTAGGGTGTATATGCTCAGCGTGACCGTTCTTCAGTGCATTCTTAGACATATACTGCCAGCCTCTTGATGCAATGGCAATACAATAGGCGCATGTATCGCCATGTGGAATCCATGCGAACTGTGCGCCATCTCTTTCTGCATTTTTTAGTGTTGTATCCGCCCCGATCCGCTTAACAAGTCTTCCAACTTCCGAAGGTGCTTTCTTTTGGGACGATTTCAAAGCGCCGTGAATGCCTTTTGCTACTTCCCCGTAGGTCGGAGTTTCCACTGCCTCTGCCGATTTTATGGTCACGCCTTGTGCTGATGCCGTTGCTTCATACATCTGGCAGGATAGTGCACTGATTGCCTCGCCATAATGAGTGGTCAGTGCATAAGCATAATCTAGAAGCGCCTTATCGTCCGACAGCCCATGCTTACTGACCCATTCTTGCATCTTATTCGCTGCTTCTTCGCTAATCTTCGACATCTTCTGGATGTATTCCGCCCACGTTTTCGTCGATATCTGCATTGCTAAACTCCTCCATCAGTATCTTCTCACCCCTTGCCCTTTGCTCCTGCGCCTTGATTCTCCGAATATCTGCCTGGTCAAAGCCTATCATTTCAAGAAAAAGATCAGTCTGTGCGAATCCCTCTCTTGCAGACGCAATCTTGATGGCTGCATCAGACGTCGCCGCCACGCTTGGCATTGCCGGGTTTTTAAAGTGAGCTATGATACCAGTATCTTCCTCCGAAAGCTCATCCGGAGTAATTCCACGCTCTATCGCCAGTGCCATCTGACTGATCTGATAGAGAGCATCCGCATTGCCAGTATTTAACTGCTCTGCCATGAGAATCAGTGTCTGTGACTGCGCCAGAATCGCATCACTTGATGTCGGATTCGCGTCATTGACAACACCTGTGTCCGTCACCGTCAGTCCTGTTGCTGCGGAATACTGCGTAGCAAGCATTCTAAGCATTTCCACGTGCGGTTGAATATTGCCCTGGGATAACTGTCCAAATTCTGGCTTTTCACCCGTCTCTGGATTCGTTGTGCTGTACAGGATCGAACCGACATACTGCCTAAACCGATCACTTACCAGCGCATCGTATTGTTCGTCTGATACGCCAAGCAGATATTTCTGCGGAGACGTTGCAAATTCTAACCCAATCGTTGCATTAGCAACCGTCCGGACATATCCTTCAATCAACCGTCTGACCGGTTCTTTTAATCTTGACTGTCCGAGAGGTTTGTCGTTTGTTGCATCCCATATGAACGGTACCATCATCGGCCTACCAAACTCATGTGAAAACCGCTTCGCAGACCATCCGCCTCCTTCACGATCCAGTTGCCAAATATCCGTTTCTGTGTAGAAATTAACATGCTCAGGTGACCAGTTAATATCGGATTCATCCTTTCTTGCATCCTCGAATGCGAATCCACATTCAATTCTTCCTTTCTGACCATCCCACGATGCTGCAGCGCACTGAGGTGAATAGAACCGGATTCTTGCATCTCCTGTGGTTCCGTATACTGTTGCAAAAGAACAACCGTACTTCAACTCCTCTTTGCAGGCTTTTGTATATTCCGTTATCAAATGGTTTCTTTTCACGATTACATCCATAGTGTCTACAGCAAGCCCGTTTTCAGCAACATATCCGTCAAACATCGAACGGCTTGCCAGTACATCTATTGTCTTAGCACCCCATGCACATCCGATTTCCAGTCTCCCGAAATCACGTGGCAATGCAATGCCAAGATTAACTTCGCGTAACGCAATCTTCCCGTTATAGTACCGTCTTTTTTTTTGGTTTGAAGATCTGTGATAATCATATATCTCTTTCAGATCATTCAACTTTCTCTGCTCTTCCGGAGGGAGATTTTTAACTATTCCAAAGTTCAATTCCATTATCCAATCCTCATCTTTCTGTTAGGGTCTCTTTTTGATGTCCGACATCCCCAAAGTGCTAATGCAGCTGCCTCGATCGGTGCGGATAGCTCTCCGCCGAATCCCCATCCGCCTGCTATCGGTCTTTTGACTGAGGTAGTTGCACTCTCTTCCAGCATCTCTTGATGCTTGTACCAGGTGACCGTCCCTTCGTTTATCTCATTCACGAGCTGACTGGCTGCCGCTATCACGTCCTTGCCAGACGGCTTTATGATAGAATTTTTATACCTCCACGTGGACGATATTTTGTCAATCAGGAAATCCACACCGTTCCTCCCGTCAATGACGACACATGAAGCTTTCGAATATCTTTGATTAAGCCAATCGGCAAGCCATTGTATTCCCTGGCTGGTACTTCTCTTATCAATCAGGGAGATCCTTGCCAGACCATTCGCTGGACATACCGCCCCGCAAAGTGAAACCTCCGACCCATCAGGGGAAAACTTCACGCCATACGCAGTCTTCCCTTCCGGCTTCAATTCCTCAGAGGCACATGCTTCCCACTGCTCTTTCTGAATCGCATAATCTTCGCTGTTGTTCACTTCCGACCACCATCCCAGCATCTCCCTGGCAAAACCGTCAGGCTCCATCTGCTCACATGCTGCTGCCAATGTACTTACCTTGATTCTTCGTCCCAGAGCCGGATTTGCCGATGCCCATCTTGACTTATCTCTCACGTCTCCAATCTCTTGAACAGAAAACTCCGTCCATGATGTCTGCTGGTTCTGTCCCTTGATCGTTTTGGCCCTTAATGTCCTGAATACGCCTCCGGTACAGTTAGGATCCGGCGGCGTTCCGAGATATATGGTCTGAGGATTCCTCGATGCTTGTAGAACCGGTATAAAAGAGTCCTGCTGTTCCGGCGTCAGCTCTTGTGCCTCATCAAATATCAGACAGTCCCCGTGAAGTCCTCGCCCTCCATTTCTTGTTCGCGCAACAAACATTACCCTGGCGCCGTTTTTCAATTCTATGCTTTCTCTGCCGAGTGCGTTTTTGATTTCCTTGACATATTTCCGCATCCCTTTGGATTCAAAAACATTCTTAATCTCTCTAAATGTCTCCGTTGCCGTCTTCTGCAAGTGTGCTGTATAGATAACCCATTCATGGTACAGGATCATACCGGCCACTATCCTTCCCGAAGCTACAAGCGTCTTCCCGTTCTGTCTTGGAACAGATAATCCGCATGAGGTTGCCGACCAATTCTCATCATCGATGCGCCCCATCCAATCCTCCAGTATCGTACTCTGCCACGGATCCGCAACCAATCTGGCCGTTGCAAGAATCTTTACAGCGTCAGTCCCGTCCGTGTATTCATAATCCGGAACGATTCTAACGGACGGCGTCTGACTTCCCATCAGCTTTCCTTGCTGACAAGATCTCTCCAATTTCGTCATCGTTCTTATCTATCCCTTCGATCTCTTCTATTTCCTTCAATGTCTCCCTGTACTGCCGGCTTAACTGTGGCAGTTGCTTAAGTCCATTCACCTTATCTATTTCGCATTGATCTATCTGATTAGCCAATACCAGCAGTAGGTTTTTCAGCTGTTCCAGGCGATTTCCCTTCTTGGCCACAGTAGCCATTTTCTTGACTCTTCCCATTGCTCTTACCCCTTCGAATTTTTATCTGTGTGTAAATTGGCGCTGACGGCGCGGGGTCGCTTCGCCCGGGGGTGGGGTGACTCCCCCAGTCTCACCATACGACGGTGCGCATTCAAAACATATGTTCGCTTCACCATCGACCATCTGAAACATTCAATGTTTTTTTACAGCTCGCTCTTAACATCTCTGTTGCTGTTCGGTTGCTCTTGTAGGCATTGCAACAATAGTGAGCTGCTTGCACATTGTTCCAATCCTGAGCCGCTGCTTCTTTCGACGGATATCCGAATTCCTTCCACCTCGAGATAGGTTTTATTTCGTCCACCACGAACGACAACGGATGATTACTGTCGCTTGGTTCGTCGTAATGAATCGGCCCCAGTCTCCCCTTGCAGATACCGCACTCTCCCCCCATCGCCTTCAACCGGGCTCGGTGCTTTCTTCTGAGATTCCCATTTGCATACCTCGGGTTACCCATTTGCCATTCCTCCGCAAAAAAGACGCCCTGCTTGTGCAGAACGTCTTGCTTAAGATCTCATCTTTTCTTTTTTTCGATGATACCATATTAGCACATTATTTACTGACATTCTATGACATCTTGTGACGTCTTTTCTTTCTTTGGCATCTGGAAATGCGCCAGTGCTTTTCCATGGATCCGGTACACATGCCGTTCTGCAAAGTCCATCTTCTCAGCGATCTCCCACCAATCCATTCCCTTTATGTAACGGTAGAACAGCACGTCCAGTTCGTTCTCGCTCCGTAGGCGCTTGATGCGGCGCACGATATCCTTGTATGCAATGATGCTCTGGTAACGCTCTTCCAGAAGCTTGCGTTCCAGCTCATCCAGTTCTGCAGCATACCCGGATAGATCTGTCACATTGTGAGCGTGCGGCATTCCGTCGTTATTAATCGACACCGAAACGCGCATAGAGCGGAGCTCTAACAGCTCCGCCTCGATACGGTCTATCCTCTTAACATGCTCCCGATAACTCCTGAGATATTCTTTCTTCTGCTCGTTCTCCGTCAACAGCTGCGTCTCTTCCTGCTTTTCCTGCGACATTCTCAACATTCCCCCCTCGTGTCATGTCCATGGTCCTGTAGGTACTCATGCACCTCGTACGGTCTGCGCCGCATGTGCCAGTATGCAGATCTACTTGGAGCTTTCCCGGACATCGACTGATGCGCTTTCTTCTTGTTCAGACTTGCCTGGTGCCTTTCTTTCGCAGTCGGATTCATAGCTTACTCCCCCTTTGAACGCTACTGGCAGAATGTCCCGTGTGAACAGCTTCAACAGCTCGTTCTGCTCTGTCAGCAGCGTATTATATTTCCGATACAGTTCTTTCACCTGAACGTTCAGCACCGCATCCGCTATTATTGCGATGATCCACACGATCAGGATGATTGCTTGAATTACATACCATATTGTCATCTTTACTCCCTCCTACCAACTCATATACAAGCATTCCAACGGAATATCTTCCGCCTGCTTGTAAATGCAATCTCTAAGTGATTCCAGCGCCCTTCTAGCGCCGTCCAACGTTCCCCAACCATTATCCGGCTCATACTGCTTGTACGCCTCACGGTTAGTCCGCAGCTCATTAATGCCGCGCTCAATCTTTGGCAGTGCTTCATCACAACGGTAATAGCAAGTGTGGTATTCTCCATCTTCGCCCTTTTCGCACTGTCCATACTGCCAATCCATGCAAGCGCGGAACATCTTCCCAAGGTTGTAAGTCGGGCTCGATAACTCCGGCTCTGCAATCACCGGATATATATCGCACCCCTCTGATTTAACGTGTATCTGTAAATCGTAACTCATTCTTGCTCCTTTCTACAACTCAGCGAGTTGAGTTATCAGTTGATTTATCGCTGCATCAGTTGACTTATCGCTCACTGAGTTGA